GTAAGTTTCTCACCCGAAGATCTTGAGACTATATATCAAAAGTTGGGATGGCTTACATCCATGGTCTATCCTGAGTTTGAGAGTGGAGCGACATTGAGATACTTCTCTGGTCCTGTTATTAAACTTCGCGTTGGTGACGTGATCAATGCCCTTGGCGCAGACGGCAACAGAGGTGTTCCCGGTGTAATAACAAGTCTAAACTTTGGCTATGACGAGAGCCCATGGGAGCTTTTGGAGGGTCGTCGAGTTCCTAAAAATGTAGAAGTATCACTTGGTTTCCACGCTCTTCATGAATACGCTATTGGAAGTGTCAAGGGCGGAAACACAAAGGACGGAAATCTCATCTTTGGTGGTATCGATAGTAAGTCAAATGGTCCTGGTGGTGTCACAAATGTTAAGGGTGGCATCTCTAGATTTAGAGCATCATTTGGTAAGGAGTACTTGAATGACCCTGCAGTAGACGCAAACCCAAAGACGGGAACATAACATGGCTAAAAGCAGGTACTTCACATCACGAGTTTTACAGCGTTCAGACAAGCCTGAACCACGACACTATGCGACGTGGGATTTGCCACAGTCTTATCACGGTATCAAGGAAGTAGACCTATTGACGGGCTTGAAGACGTATGATCACCCATGGGAACTTGGCGACAGACTCGACAAGCTATCAAACAAGTATTACGGCGATGATCAGTATGGGTGGCTTCTCGCTTTGGTTAATAACATTGGTTACCAGCTTGGTATTCAACCTGGCACTATTGTCCGCATTCCCATAGACGTGATACCTGTACTTGAAAGATTGGACATGGTGTAAAATGCAGACAGCAGATCAGCCATCAAGATATCGCCCTTCAGTAGACACGACTACATTCGGTGTAGATGCTTCTGCTGCACCTCTTGAGTGGCACGTATTGGGCAGAGATGGTTTGACAGCAAGCGATGATACGATACGCAGGATAACAATGGACGGCATAGCTGCGTTAAAGCAGATAAGTGCTGCTGACAAAGCAAAGGCAGTTCCGTACGTGAAAATCTGGCGTGTCATTCGCGGCACAAATGAGGCTGCTGGCCCAGAGCTAACAACTCAGTTTTGGGACGTTCCGAAGTTCGGGTCGTCTATGGGAAACAGATTTGGAGAGCGACCAGCAATGTCGCTTGAGAGTGTCACTATCAAGAATGTAAACCCTCGTGGCTTCATTTTGTATAGAGAGGTAGACATCCAAATTAAAGTGCACAGGCCCGACCAGGTGTTTAACAACCTGAGTGATAATTCAACTGCTCTTGCGTCATTGATGACCCCAGGCAATGTTCACATGTTGACCTATGGATGGCAGGGCGGTACAAACTCAATGCTCAGCACTGGCATCCCTGTGTATCACAAAGATGGTGAACTTCATCCAGAAGAGAAGGCAATGCGTGACCGTGCAAAAGCAAGTGGAGCTAAAGATCCCGTTCCATCAAAATTCACAGCACCCGCGAAAGCCAGCGTTCGCTTCACAGTAGTAACGTATGATTTTAGCATTTCTCCAGACAATCAAATAGACATTACAATCAAGGGATTTGAGGATGGAGAGCTAAACGTTCGTGAAGCAGCGCTGTTCGATCAACGTGGAATGCCAAAACCTGATGTTGCTGGTTTTGCAAAAGCAGATGACAAAACTAAAGCAAAGGCGATCAAAGATCATCTACAGAAGATGGTTGGAGTTCTAACGACAAAATTGAATCATCCTGACTTTTCTAAAGACAAAGATGTAAAGACGGATAAGGGCGCAGTAATAAAGGAAAAGTTCATTGCTCTTAAACATGTAATGAGAATACTCTTCTCAGATCCTCTATCAATGGCGATGACAAATCTTGGATACAGGCACATCCACTTCTACACAGGAATCTTCAACAAGAATGCTCCAATTACTGTTTCGTCGTACCTTTCACAGGACCTGCAACGAGATCCAAACCAGCAGCTACCAGAGCTTGGGACGGGTATGCCAATCGGTGAGTTTTTGTTAAAGACGTCTGATGTCACAAAGATACTCAACGACGTCATAACAACCAAGGGTCAGATTACAGTTTACAACATCATCGGAAAGTTGTTCGCAATCATCCAAAACGTAAACCTATATCAGAAAAACAAGAAGAGTCAAATCCCTGGTTCAGTTCCAGAAATGCACCTCGTTCCCATTTACAATCCTGACGCTGCAGGCTATGTTCAAATCTGGGTCGTTGATAGAAAACGGTACTTGACAAGTCTTGACGCAAATTTGAATGAATTCCTAGTCAATAGTGATGCTAACAAGCTAGCATACGGATCTGGTTTGAACGTGCAGAAGAAGGTAGAGGGCATGGGTGTTCCGTTCATTAGCATGTATGATGCAAACTCTTTCCTCGCTGGTGCCAAGTTCAACGTGGTTGCTGATGAAATGATGAAGTCAATCTTTATTCGTCGTAATATGGAATTAAATCGTGGTCAGATAACAGGCGAGAACCAAAATACAGTCGTGACATCAGACGGCGAAATGGATAGTGCATTGCTCTTTAGAAGTGCCATCAAAGGTGACCTCACAATGATCGGCAACTTTGCTTTCAACATCATGGGACTGATGTGGATACACTTCGGCATTAGAGCATGGGATGGCTTCTTCTACGTGATGTCAAAGACCGATAAGATAGACAAGTCAGGGTTTACCACATCAATCACTGTACAGGCAGAAGGCTCCAACCCAGCAGGTGCTCCAACCAAGACGAAACCAACAGAGACAACACAAATCGTAGCATCAAAGTTTGGGTACGGAGCGATGCCAGCGACTACAAGTTCGTACGTGTGGTCACCAAGTACATCATAATACAACAATAAGCAGTTCTAAGCCGGCATCTGTGGTATAGTTATCCTAAGATGAGTGTGCTATACTCCCACATTTTTGAACAATGCAAAATCTCAAAGCACGTTACCATTGATCCTGTAAAGGGTCGTGATGGCTTATGGGGCGTTGCTGTTGTTGCAGGAGACCACTACTTTTTCGTTCCAAGAAAAGATGATTGGGACACTTTCGTTTCCGGTCTTTTGACATCGGGCGCAAGCATCGGTGTCTGGGACGTGCGGCGCATCATTGACTGGCCATTGTCTGATGACACGGTCATCTGGGACATACGCTCTTTGTTTGGTGGTGACCAGACACTTCCATTTCTAACACAACAGCTTGTCAAGAAGTATCCAGGCTCACTCTACTATACGTACATCGACCTTGACCAGAAGGTTGCTGCGCATCAACGGGCTCTCAAGACGACAAGAATAGATATGCCGGTCTTGCAGGCTATTCCGCCACAACTTTTGGCAGATTGGGTTAAGGCTCGGTGTGCTACCATTGACAAGTTATGGTCACATAAACGCCAGGGTATGGACCCTGGGGAGTTGCTCGCAGATTACGAGGCTCGCTGGCCATTTATACGGGCACTTCGTGAAGTAGAACTTAACGGTGTCCATGTTGATCTGCCATTCGTAGAAGAAAAGATCAACGGAGATACAGAACCAGCAACAGGAAGTGCTCTTCGCTCTTTGCGTGGTCTTTGTAAGGGTGGATTTGTTACTTCCCTTATCAATCCAATTGGGTCTAAGACTGGCAGAGTAAGACACGAGGGTGGTTTCAATACTCTTGGCATTCCTCACGGACCTGCTCGCAAGGCCATCACCTCTCGTTACGATGACGGACTTATCTACACATTTGATTTCAATGCTATAGATTACAGATGCATTGTAAATAGCATTGGCGGAGATATGGCTAAGTTGTACGACGGAGCAGAAGACTTCCACGAGCGTACTGCAAGTTTCATTTTCCAGCAGGTAACGCCGGGTCTCAGGAAAAACGTGAAGTTCCTATCATACATCTACATTTACGGTGGTCAGGAAGATACACTCGTCCAGAAAACTGGTTGGAGCAAAGAGAACGTGCGTTCTGCTCTCGCTCTGCTCGACAAGAAGATTGCGCCTATCAAAGAGTTTAGAGCAAGATTGTGGATGAGGGCTCAGGAGGATAACTTCGTCGTCACTCCAAGCGGGTGTAAGGTTCTTGTTTCACCAGACGACAACGAGGGTAAAGTTGTTGGTCTCTACGCACAGACCTATAGCACTTGGGTGTTTGAACAAGCGTTTACAAAGGTCCAAAAAATGTTGCGCTCGATGAAGAGTAAAGTTATTTTCGAGGTCCATGATGAGCTAGTTATAGACGTACACCCTGATGAGTTTGGAAGTATGGAAGACGTTAGAAAGTTGATGCAGTTAAACGGCCACGTGGTCAAAATGAAGAAAGGGCCAAATTATGGCCAACAAGATTAGCGAAGAGAAGATTGTTGATAACGAAAACCTTGTACGGACGCTTGTTTCGAAGATGGACAATGGGAAGTTGGTCGCAGCAATGCTTGACAAGCTTCCTGAATACTTTTTAACTCCTGCAAGCTCAAGGACTGATTTCCACGGTTGCTATGTTGGTGGTCTTGTGGACCACAGCCTGAGGGTGTCTGTCAATCTGCAGTCAATTGCGAAGACACTCGCTCCAGGTGTATACGACCCTAAGCAGCTGGTGTTTCTGGGCCTCATGCATGACCTCGGGAAGGTGGGAGACGTCGGAACGCCAATGTACATTGACCAGCCGTCAGACTGGCACAGGAATAAGGGTATGTTGTATGAAATCAACAAAGTCCTGCCCTACATGCCCATCTGCGACCGTACAATGTACCTTCTCCAGAAGTTTGGCATCCCCCTAACCAATGACGAATACATCGCTATTCGCATTTCAGATGGTCCGTATGAGAAGGCAAACGAGAAGTATGGCATGAAGGAGCCTGACCTGGCCCTTCTGCTCCATTTTGCCGATAGATGGGCTTGTGCCCAGGAAAAGCGTCTGGAGTAGCCAAAAGAGGTTCTATTGGTTATTTAGACTTGAAGTGTCGCCCACAAATCAGGAGATCCTCAATGTCATTGAAACTGAAGCGTAATGTCCTCGAGCGTATTGTTCAAGAGGAACTGCACAGGTTTATAGCAGAACAACTGAATGAGGCTCCACCAAGCCGTGGAACAGTTCTAGACGATGAGCAGCCTGAAGATGAGCTGCCACCGATTGACGGCGCTCCAGAAGAGCAGCTTCCAACTGACAGTCCCGCTCCTGAGGCTGGCGATGAGATGGGCACGCTTCCTGACGAAGATACCGGTGGTGATGAACTTCCTACTGGTGAAGAGCCCGCCGATGATGAACTCGAGGCTGACGTTGCAGGCGACGAGCCTAGTGGCGCAGAAGAGGGAACTGTCGCTGCAGAGCTAGAAGACAAGACTATTGAAAGCGTGTCCATGGAAGAGGACAGCAAGATCATGCCGGGTGCTATGGAAGTTGTTATCACCTTCCGTGAGAACCCAGACGCACTTCGTCTGCTAATCACCAAGACAGGCAAGATCAAAATCTTCTACAAGGGACTCCACAACGACTTCTCAAGTCCTGTTGAGCAGATACCAGGTGATGAAGACACCGGCGAAGAGCTCGGTGACGAATCGATGCCTGGTGATGAAGACATGGACCTCGGTGACGGTGGTGATGAGTTTGAAGATATGCCGCCTATGGGTGACGAAGACATGCCACCTCCTCCGGATGAAGAGGAAGAGCTCCCACCAGTTGGCCCTCCCAAGAAGTAAGGCAAATCATGGCAAAGAAAGAGAAACCAAAGGATCACGGCAACTGGTGCTATTGCGCTGACTGTAAGGAGAAGTTCTCGAAGCCACCTTCAATGAAAGAGATGTTTTCGTTGCGTGAAACTCCGACAGCAAACCTTGCGACGCAGATGAAGACAGCCACGCCAGTCACACCAGCGAAGATAACGCAACAGTCTCAGACTGCTCTTAAGAACCAGCAACAGGCTCTTCAGGGAGTTGCGAAGACGCAGGGTGCGACAGTAAAAATGGGAAAGACAGATCCTGCCAACCCAATCGCGAATGTATTCGTTACGAAGCCAGATGGCAGCGCAGACGTCCTTGACGCAACATCTGGACAACTTAAGCCAGTACCTGGACTCGGACAAGGTAAGCCCACTGACCCTCTTCAGAATGCAGGTGTAATGGGAACCAAATAAAATGGCCGATCCAGTCGCAACAATACAGGCAGTGCAACAAGCAGAACCAGCACTCACAGCAGGTCTTATTGCATTGGCATTTGCATTGTTGGAGGTCATAAAGATGTTGATTTCCTGGACGATGAAGAAGGTGACGGGAAAAGATAAGAGACAAACGCTACTTGTTCAACTTGATCCTGAGGTTTCGTCGATCGTTCACAGAACAGGAGACGACGTAAAAGGAATAAGCGCCATAGTGACAAGAGTTGATGCAGACGGTGTTCCACTTGTTTATTCTGACAGGAAGATCGAAAGGTCAGTTGAGAAAATCTCAGAAACTCTTGAGCGTATCTCTGCATCTCAGACAAGACTTGCTGATAGTATGATTAAACTTGAACAACGTTTTGAGATGCACGACCGCAGTGATGCCGTTACTTTTGCTAGATTGTCTGACAGTCAAGAAAGAATAGAACAAAATAACGAGTCTAATCGCGATGCTCTTGTAGAAATGAAGCAAGATTACAAACGGTCGCAAGATACGCTGGCGGACATTAGACAAAAAGTAAGCACGTGAGGAACACATGGATTTTGACACGCTCATCGCAGAGACCATAGCGAGAGTTTTAGAGGGTGGCGATTCGTTTGGCACTGGTGTTGTCGATAGGATTAACAAGGAAGACATCAAGCCGACTATCGAAGCACTACAATCTACACTTCTCGACAAGATTGGAGTGGACGTCACTTCAACCCGCGTGCTAGGATCTGCTGGCATGAAGGTCTCTAGCGGCGACCTCGACGTAGGCATCGCAGGTGATCTTGAACTTGAGCAGATCTACGCAGCAGTGCAAAAAGCCGGCATTCAGTGTAAGATGAACCGTGGTTTGAGCCAAGTTAGCATCGTGTTCCCACAGCACACAGCGCAGGGTCCAAATGGAAAGAATGTGCAGGTTGACCTTGTAAAGGGTGACCTAGATTATCTTGCATGGAGCCACTCATCGTCTCCCGAGAATAAGGGCGGTGTAATGATTAGAGCCATGATGGCAGGTGTCATCAAGGTCATTACTAACCAGGGCGTGAACAACATGCGCGGTGTGTTCAGTCGTACACATCCAGCGAAGTATAAAAAGGTTGATGCTGATTATTCGCGCGACCTCAATAAACTCGTTCAGCAGATCAGCGCAAAGAGTAAAGAGCCTTGGACGATAGAAGATACCACTAAGACAGCAGGTGAAATCTGGGAGAAGGTCAAGAGATCATTCACCCCTGAAGAGTGTAGCGCTGTCGCTGTCTATTTCAAAGAGTTCATGACAGCACAGAAGATCCCTATCCCACAGTGGCTTGGTGAGGCAAAGGCTCCTGGCCAAGGCAAGGTTGCCATGAACCTCTCAGGACAGACCACTGGAGGGAGTGCGCAAGGCGTGGGAGGTGGCCGTAACCGTGGTAAGGTGCCTAAGGGGATGGTCCCGGACACCCTCCGCAACAATGCACCTGCTACTGGAAATGAAGACGAAGGTTTCAAGACACAGGACCCTGCAGACATTTACGAAGCAAATGATAAGGCGGCGCAGCTTGCATCTGAGTATGTTCGTATTCATAATGCTGCGTCAAAGGAGTTCACCAAGGCTTTCAACGCGATAGGTGCCAGGATGTGGAACGCAGATCACGCACATCCGTTGAAGCAAAAGAACGTAGATTTTATTGCTAATCAAATGAGGTCAAGAGGTATTGACGGAGTTAGAGAGCTTTACAGGAACTCGTGCGTCCCATTCCCGCTTACTGTGATGGACGCGTACCCAGAAGCGCATAAGCATAAGGCGTCTCTAGAGAAAGTTCTTGACGCAATAAAGAAGAAATACGATGCTGAGTGGTTTGGCATTATCGACTCGATGTCTAACTTGAATGAGGCCGTTGATCCAAAGGACATGCAAAAGAGCATTCCTCACATCGATGATCTTCGTCCTGAGCAGTTCATGCAGTTCTTGAAGAAGTATAAGGACGAGCCTGTCCGTCTGGAAATCTCTGAGAAAGTGGATGGTTCTGCGCGAGTTAGTTTCGGCGTTGGAGCAGGTCACATTTGGACGCAGGGTAAGCACGGTTCGCGGAAGGCGTCGTCGAACCAGTATCAAGACAACCAGATGTTCAAAGCACTCAAGATGTGCCACAAGGCGCTCGAAAGTAAGGCGCAAGTCATCATTGCCCAATGGCCAGAGGGTGTTGAGTTCATGGTTGCTGAAGTTCTATACACTCGTGTCCCAAACAGCATTGAGTATGGTCCAAACGTGTTGATGATCCACGGTGTTGAGAGTGCGCAAGGGTCTTTGGATGATAGAGAGGCTAAGATTGCTGCTGGAGCAGTCATTGGAGCTGCTGGCGGAGAGCTCACTGACGGATCTGAGCAATGGAAGCTAGAATACAAGCGTGAAATCAGCCCACAAGATGTTTTGGTAGACGTCACGAAGGAATACGAGACACTGGGACAACTGCACCAGGAACTTTTGAAGAAGCCACGTGACAGAAACATGAATGCGGAGTTTAAAAAGATCCAAAAGCAAGTAAAAGACAAGCTTATCACGATGCTTCGTGCTCAGAAGTCAGTTTACGGGCCTGAGGGCGGAGACGTCGAAGGCATTGTGTTTAGAGACCTCGATAGCGGGTTGATGGTCAAACTTGTTGATAAGGATTTCTTCACGAAACTCAACGGCTTCCTGTGGCAGTATCGTCAGATGATTGATCAGGGAGTTATGTCTGGTGGTGTTCGTAAGACTGGCGTCATGCAAGGTTTCCGTAAGGTCGTTGCTGACGAAGTTCTTGGTGACCCATCAGCAGCGTCACGAATGCTTGTGAAAAACCTCACAGCCATCGGCCAAAGTGTGCAGGGTAAGACACCTGACCAGCGTGCAGACAAAACTCTTGCGAAATACATCAAGGACAACAATTTGATGTCTGGTGACTTTGCGCGTGACTTCCAGCGGTCATTGATGGGTGCGTTCCAAGATTTTGGTCGCCTAAAGCAAGATTGGGAACAGTTCAAGTCGAAGCCACAGTCAATAGACATCGATGGCAAGAAGCGTGAGTTCTCGAAAGAGATCATTCAGCGAACAGACGAAGCATTCAATGATGCAGACGCTGCTCTGCAGGGTGTCAAGTCAGGAATGCAAGTTGCTCATGGCATCAAGGACCCGCTTACGCAAAAGGTCGCCTTGATGAAGTTGTTCATGGGGCACAAGTTCCAGAAGCTTGTTGATGCTCTATCTGGTGGAAATGATGAGGTCGTTGAAGAGGGTATTGGAAGTTGGGCTCGTGGAATAGCAGCAGGTGCAATGCTTGGCATGGCTGGTCAGTCTGCGAGTGACAACACTGCTCCTCCACCGCCTGATGAGATCTCGCGACACGAAGAGACAATAGGAAGCATGGTAAAGACAGCAGCGCAAGAGACAGGCGTCCCAGAAGAGTTGATTGCTGCGATTATGTCTGTTGAGAGTGGTGGTCGCCCTAATGCCAAGAGCAAGAAGGGTGCTTGTGGTCTGATGCAGTTGATGCCAAAGACTGCTGCGTCTATGGGTGTGACTGACATCATGGACCCGCAACAAAATCTACTTGGTGGAGCAAGGTATTTAAAGAAACTAAGCAAAGCATTCCGTGGAAACTTGGATCACGTTATTGCTGCGTATAACATGGGCCCAACTGCATTGCATCGTGCTGAAGATGGCAAGCGTCCAAAGGAAACTGTTAACTACGTCAAGAAAGTAAAGCATCTTCTTGGAGATAAGAGCATCAAGCTACAGACAGAGGGTCTCTGGACTGACATGATCGACAATAACGACGAGAAGTATAAGTGTCGTTTCTTGCTCGCAAAATACGAACCACTACTTGTAAAGAATGGCATCAAGATCACTAAGTTCCTTGGGTCTGGATACTACGGTTCTGCGTATGACATCGGCGCCGGCAAAGTTCTAAAAATTACTGATGACGCTGATGAGGCACGTTCTTCTGCACACCTTCTTGGAAAAAAGTCGAAGACGATTGTCGAGTTCTACAATGTGTTTAGGTTCCCGCAAGAAAATCAAGATGACCAGCAGTTCTTTGGAATAGTGATGGAAAAGGTTGAGACATTAAAGCCTGGCTCACATCAAGAAAGCATTCTTACAAGTGCTGTTCGTGAATTCCAAGATGTCGTTGATAATAGCTCTTGGATTGATAAAAATCTTTCGTGGGATGACATCACTAGCTATTACGAAACGATGATGCAAAATGATCCAGACAACGACATAGATTCAACTGGCGTTCTTCAAACTCTTGAACTGTTCAACATTGGCGAAATTAGAGATGAACTTCTTGCAAACGACATTTTGTTCAACGACCTCCATGGTGGTAATCTTGGATACGCTAAGAACGGAAAGTGGAAAGCATTCGACCTAGGCGCTGAGAGTGCAAGCCCTGGTGACCTTGATCGTGTTCCCGTCCTTGAAGCAGGAGGTCCAACGAATCGTTCTGCAAGTCCTACTGCTCTTGACGGACAACGTATCAATGAACCCGGTCTTGACGACGGAGAAAAGGCAAACACCGTTGAGAGTATGATACACGAACAGCTCAGAGTGTTGCTTGAGGCGCAGCAGGGAACTATTGGAGCAACCATTGGTCGCTTCCAGCCATTCCATGCCGGCCATGCAGCAATCATCAGACAACTCGCGCAGAAGTATTCCAGCGTTGTTATCTTCGTAGCCGGACAGAAGTTAGAGGCAAAGAACCCGTTCAGCCACGAGACAAGACTGAAGATGATGGAAGCATCTCTGCCAGATGTTTGGAGCAAAATCAAAGTGTTTCCTGCGACAATCCAAGGTAAGGGCACAGGTTACATACCGGGTCTAATTGCTAATGCCGCAGCAAGTGGAATGGCAGAGATACAAATGGACGGCTCAGTAGATGTTCTTGTCGGTCAAGATAGAGTTAAAGATCAAGAGACACAGGCCAAGCACAACGAAGCGCACAAGGGCGAGAAAGGTTATTACCCTGGCATAATCACCGTTGCTGCTTTGCCTGATGTTAAGAATGACGATGACGCAGGACGCATCTCTGGGACGAGGTTGCGCGAAGCAATCACAAATGGTGACGAGCAGTCAGTCAAGAAGATGCTCGATCCACACCTTGCAGACGGACCAGAGTTTGCGAACATCTATAAGGAACTAAAAGACCAAATGGCTAGGTTCAGTGGTATTACAAAAGAGATAGTTGAAACTGTAATAAATGAACTAGGCTCAGGTGCTCAGGATGGTGGAGCTGCTCGTCAAGGTGGTGCAAGTGGTTGGAGCAGAGCAATACTTGCAAGAGACATGACAGGCGAAGAGATCTATCAGCAGATGAACAAGTCTCCGTCAACTCGCATGCTTCAGATGGCAAATCATGGAACACCAAATGATCACTTGCCAGGACAGGACGCGTTGGATCAATCATACGAAGATGAGCAAGATGCTAAGAAGCCAACTGATCTTGGAGAATTTCTTGTTAGGGAAATAATGAGACTTGTTGAAAGAGATGACGACGTAAAGGATCCGTTCCCAAGAGTTCAGCCAAGATCTGTACCAGTAATTAAAGATTACCGTTGGAATCAATGGACACTTGACAAAAAACTTGCTCCATACAAATCAGAAAAAGATGGTGTTGGTCCTGGTGAAAAATGGCTTACTTTGGAGCCCAAGGCTCCGACTTTTGGAGGAGCAATTCAAGGAGGCGGAACTAAGTTCGACATCAAAAATGGCGACAAGCAGTTTGAAGTTAAAGCAATTGAAGATAGAGGCGTTATAAACATTTCCAAGAAGTCACGTGGATTTATGGAAAGTTTTATCGGTGAGGGTGAAAAACTTAAACAAGAGATAAGAAAGTTCATGAATCTTGTTAGAGTGGCTTCAGAGCCAATTCAATCACACATCGCAAAAGTTATCAATCATGGATTTAGATTTGAAGAGCTTAAAGAATACCTCGACATTATTGAAGAAGGTGGCCGCTTTGTTGATTTTACTTTGGGGCACAGACAAGCGTTGATACAGATTTTAGAAAATTGTGCAGAATTTAACCAGTACCTGCCAACGTCTTTACGCTTTGAACATCCATGGATAGTAGACAAAAATAGATTTGAGATTGATACTAGCACTCTAGACTACGAACATTTCTTCTCAAAGGCAAAAGATGGAATTATCCTATGCGATGAAGTTCAAGGATGGTTCTTGATTCCTATTTCTGAAGCCATTGAATGGTTTGAATTCTACGGTCTTACACGTGGAGACTTACAGCTTAGATTAAAGAAAATGCCGTACGGTACACGTGCTGAAGATAGAGAAAATAAATTGGCACAAAAGACTACAAACGACATTGCAAAACGAACTGAGCTTAACAAGTACAACAATTGGTGTGTTTTGAATAAGCTACCTGTCGTAAAAGACCTTGATAACAGAGCCATGAAAACATCAAAGTACAAAAAATTCTTGGCTGCTATGGCTGCTATGGCTGCTGAGGATGAACCAAGAGCTGATCCTCTAGCAAATAAAACGCACGATGCACCCTCACAGCTTGCTTTGCCTATCAAAAATAAGCCCTATCAGATGAAACTTGGTAATACAGGCTAATCATTCCTGACAATCAAGATACTCTAGTTCTCAAAAGTGCTCCAGAATGACTAACTACTCCAGAGCCGACATTCGTAGGCTTTTCTGGAGCACCATCCCAATGGAGAAGTGGAGCGTTGCGAAGTGTCGGTCGAAAGATGGCGACATTTATTATCTTGCTAACAGACAGCGCACAGTTATAAAAATCTCAAAACGAAATAAAAACTTCGACATTTTGAAACTTCTTGAGAAACTCGAAGAGGTCGGGTTTCCACTCCGCTTTACAAACGGGATCCAGCAAATCAATTTCACAATACTTGGAAAGTCAGACTTTGGCTGGTATCTAGATGACGAGGTCGCTATAGACGTGAAGCGCAAGCGTCGTATGAAGACACTGGTCGAGTCATTCGTTCATGAGGTAGCACATCACGTAGACTTCTCTCGTACACGCACGATCAGTTACAATCTACACTCTGAGCGCAAGCGCAAGGGTAGATACATTCACAGTATAGCCAGTGAGTCTGATGACGAGTATTTCGCACGAGGGTTTGAGCGCTTCTACTCTCTGGATCACACACAGAAGAGCGATCTACGCAAGCACAATCCCAAGCTCTATCATGAGATCCTACGCCTGCATAGGCAGTACAAGAGCAGATAAATACCAGCAGTTTTTTCTTCTTCTTCTTATAATACCAATACTCTATGAGGTCTTTAGTTGTTTAGAGATCTATCTATACTAAGCAGTAAAGCAGTAGTAAAAATCAACTCAACCTGCCGAGGGAATGGTCCCTCATTGGAGATAAAAACATGGCTACAGTATCTGAAATTCGCGCTAGACTTGCAACATTGAATCGCAAGGGAAACACCAAGAACCCGGACGTTTGGAAGCCTACAGATGAGCACGATGTCCGCTGCCTCAGAAACCCACACAACGCTGACCCTATCGAGGAAGTGACTTTCCACTTCAACGTTGGCGATGCACGTGAGTTGCTGTGCCCCAGACAGTTTGGTGATGTCTGCGTTGTTTGTGACTTTGCAGAGCAGTTGAAAGGTTTCAAGGACGAGAACGGTAACCAGAAGAAGGAGGCCGACAAGAAGGCTGACTGGGAAATCTTCAAGAAGATTCAGGCACAGACTAAGATCTTCGTTCCTGTTATCGAGCGCGTCAAGGATGACAAGGGTAACGTCACTGGCAACTCTGAGCCTGCATGGTGGGGTCTCACCGGTAACCAGTCGCAGCAAGCCCTCACTGTTTGTGCAGAGGGTGACCGTCTTCGGGCTTGTGGTATCGACCCTGACGACGATGAGAAGGCTCTGGACGCATTGTTTGGCACCAAGAAGGCTTTCGACCTTCACGTTAGTTCTGCCAAGCCGGAGAACAAGGATGGCAAGGGTAACACCAAGTCGTTCTACCAGATCACAATCAAGCCTGTCTATCTTCCAAGTTCTCTCACTGGCAACGCTGCCAAGGACGCTGAACTTCTGAAGAAGATCAAGCCTATCCGTGAAGTGTTCCCGAAGCTTCCTGCTACTGAGATCGAGGCTGCGCTGAAGAAGTTCATCGGTGGTGGCATGAAGATCGAAGAGAGCCGCGGAGAGCCGAAGAAGGCTGAAGAGAAGTACGCTGGTGCTGCGAAGGAGAAGGCTGAGAAGGCTGGAACACGCAGCGTCGATGATGCATTCGGCGCACTGCTCGAAAGCAAGTAATCACAAGTCAGTAAAAAGAGCAACTACGTAAAGAGGGGGACGCCAATCATTGGGATTGGCTCCCCTCCCTCTTTGGAGCGCTATATCAATGCCTAACTACTTTCGTGTTAAGAATCTCGCAGGTTTCGAAGGTCTAGTAATGAAGACGGAAGATGTAAAAGAAGAGTACGACAACGTTCTTTGTGTGTTGTCATTCTTTGATACAAGTGATAACTCAGTAGTTGATTTGCCAGATGGGAGCGTGTATATTGCCGCTCGTTTTCTTGAACCTGTAAGCTACTTTGACTTTGCTCAACTCGTGCAAGTGCAAGTTAAAAACGACAAGTATCTCTACGAAGGTACGTTTGTCAAGAAGAAGCTCACAGTCGCGTACACAGTGTATGAAAACTCTATCTCTGTGACGATCTTCGAACTGCACGACAAAAATGTACAAAACACCATTTACACTCAGAACTTCTTTGATGAAAAGATGACAGCACTCAAATACATCGAGAATGTTATGAATGAGAAAACAGACCCTGAAGATCTTGTATTTGCGCTGAGAGATCTGAAGGAAAGCGAACTATTAGGAGATCAATAACATGGCGAAAAAGAATAGGGAAGTAGAAGTTGAAGATGATACGCCCGTTGAAAAGGAGACTGATGTAGCCAAGTTATCTAAACTTCTCATCAAGGCTTTCAACAAGGACGAAGCAAAGACAGGTAAGGTCGCTTGGAACCTTGCTTCAGACGACAATCCGACTGACGTCAAGGAGTGGATCAGCACGGGCAACACTCTTCTCGACTACTGCATCTCTAACAGACGCAATGGTGGTTTGCCAGTTGGTAAGTTGGTTGAGATCATGGGTGAAGAAGCGTCTGGTAAATCTCTTATGTGTGCAGAGATTGCAGCTGAAACGCAGAGACGTGGTGGCATCGTTGGTTACCTTGACGCAGAAAACGCGATGAGCCCAGAGTTCGCCACGCAGATTGGCGTCGATCTTCGTAAGATGATCTATCTTCAGCCAGGAACTGTCGAAGAGGCGGGTGAGCAGATCGAGAAGATGATCTTGATGACCAGACAGAAGGCTCCTGATCAGCTTGTGACGATTATCTGGGACTCGACCGCGCAGACACCAACTCAGGCTGAAATCGAAGGTGACTACGAAATCAACATGAACGTGCAGATGGAGAAGCCTAAGGCAATGGCTAAGATGATGCGGAAGCTTACGCAAACTCTAGGCCGCGAGCGTATTCTTCTTGTCTTCACAAACCAACTGAAGTTCAAGCCTGGTGTTATGTATGGCGACCCGCTGTTCGCTCCTGGTGGGAAGGCTGTTCCCTACGCTGCTTCTGTCCGCATCAAACTTACTCGTGGCAAGACTGCTAAAGAGGGCGATGATGTCAATGACACTGACAAGGATTACGCTGCCTCTGATGAAAATGTGATGGGAGTTCACACTAAGGTTTCCATCGTCAAGAACCGCTGTGGTCCGCCGCTTCGTAAGTGCAAGTTCTTCATCAGTTTCGCTCACGGTATTGAAGACGAGCAGTCATGGTTCCAGTTCCTCCATGACGAGAAGGTGATGTCAAAGAACAATGGATGGTGGACATTCGAAGAGTTCCGTCCTGTGCTTGCAGCAAACTACAAGGAAATCGCTGCTGACGCAGAGGCAACTCTTGAGAAGGCAAAGACCGAACTCGACAAGGAAAAGGAGAAGGTTGCCAAGAAGCAGCTCAAGGAAGTTGAAGAGCTCATTGCAAAAGCAGAGGGCTGGCAGTTTAGAACTTCAGATTGGCCTGCTGTTCTTGATAATACAGCGGGTCTCAGGAAGTGGGTCGAAGACAAGCTGGAACAGCTGCTCGTTATCAAGTACGGTGACAAGCTTCCACTGCCAGATCCAGAGAGCCTGCTTGAGACAGAGCAGTTTGTTGCTGATCTTGAAGACGGAGAGTAGAATGTCTCAGGAAAGATCTAGATAACGTATGAGGTTCGAGCCGGGAAGCATAATCAGATTTACATACAAACATCAGGACGTCGATGCTAGCACAGGCGATAAGTTCAAGGAAGTCCTTGTTCTGAACCCAAACTGGAATAATAAACTTCATGCAATAGACCTCAAGCGCCTTTCACCAGCAGAACGAGAGGTGCTTGAGGCTGTTCTTGATCCAGAGCAAAAAGATAAGCCTCACCGCATTCCATTGGTAAATGACATCAAGAGACGTATGGATCCAATCGAAATGATCAGGAATCCAGTTGCGTTCTACACAAAGTTCGTAAAACCGTTTTTACGGTCGAAAGACGCATACAGACAATACATCCCATCCTTGATGTCTGGCATAACAAAGATCAAGGACGCAAGCATCAAGACCGGAAAGAAGCCTGTCGCGAATCCACTGTTCGGCCAGAAGCCAGGGCAAACTCAAACGCAGCAACCCACAGCACAACCAAAGCCGCTCACTGCTATCGATGTAATGAAGCAGAACGCTGCTAATAGGGGTCTCAAATGACATGTGCTGCAAAAACAGGAAGTATCTAGCAAGAGCAATAAACACAACACTACTATGCGCTGGTGGTTTTTCATTCGGTCGTGACTTTGGCTTGTGGATTTACGGCAGAAACATGCATGACATCCTCATCACAGGATTTATTGGTGCTGCTTTGTTTTTTGTGTTTAGTATCTGGATGAGAAACACATGTCGATGCACTCACAAGTACATACGCTGAGTGGAATGTGGTACATTAGAGCCCTTATGTATAGTAAGGGAGTTCTATGTACAACAAGGTTTTGATTTTTGACGGAACAAATACTTTCCACCGCAACTTCGTAGTCAATCCAACCTCAGACATGAACGGAGAACCTATCGGAGGCGTGATAGGGACAATTCGCTCTGTGAAGTACATGGTTGCAGAGACGAAGCCTGACAAAGTAATCTTTGTGTGGGACGGTGACGGCGGTGGAAAGAGACGTCGTGGTATTATCTCAGACTACAAGATGGGTCGCAAGCCTCGCTTGAATAGAGAAGTTGAAGAAGGCGTGAAAGACAGCCGCCAGAACTTCGCATGGCAGGCTCAAAAGCTCAAACAACTCCTTCCATTTCTTGGCGTCACTCAGATTGAAGTAGACGACATCGAAGCCGACGACACAATAGGGTACTTAGTTGGTCTGTTAGATCCCTGCGCGAAGGTTGTGGTGTCTTCAGATAGGGACATGTGGCAACTCGTAAGCGACACCACTGTAGTTTACTGGCCGACTAAGAAAGTTTTTATAAGCAAGGGAACTTTCAACGAGCATTCTCCGATCCTTCCTGAAAACTACGTACTTGCTCGGGCAATTGCTATGGGCGACAACTCAGATAACATCAAGGGTATAAAGGGCCTCGGCGAGAAAACGCTTTTAAAACTTTTTCCTGTCCTGACTAACACTCCTGTTGATCAAGAAAGACTTAACCAAATCATCCGTGACTGTTTGGCTAGTGATGCCAAAGGCGAGATGGATCCCAAACTTACTTCATCACAAAAGAAGTGGTTCCAGGTCGTTTTGGACAACACGGAACTAGTTAGCAAGAACGTAGAAGTCATGCAACTTACGACACCGAACATCTCCGCTCAGGCAGCAGGTATTATCAAAAACGCTGCTGGACTTGCACAAACTTTCAACATCACTGGGTTCAAGATCGCGCTGCTGAATAACAACATTCAGCTGACTGATCAAGAGTTGTTCCCAATCTTCCAGCAGTATAAGGCGAGGGCAGCGAATGCGGCTTAAAGATGTCTTCATAATCGAAGGAGCGCAAGACGCAGAGTTTCGTGCTCAAGCGCAACAGTCTTTCGATACGCTAAGAAAAAATCTCAACAACTCTCCGGCTGCTGCGTGGTTGCCAGAAAAACTTGTTCGCAAGGTGCATAATAAAGATACGTCTTGGCAGTTTGGACCACCAATCACAAACGGTCTCCCACAAGATCTCGACATACACTTCGCGCTTGTTCCTCAAGGCGAAGGATTTTCTGAAGCGACGTACGCTAGACGTGTTCCACCAAAAACTGGCGGCGTCATGTTTATCTTCTTCGAACTTCCTCCACAAAAGTATCAAGAAGTTCTAAGAGATCCAGGTAAAGCAAAAGAAGTTGCAAGACTTAACGCAGTTAGAATGCTTGATAAGGTTCGTCGTCAGTTTATTCACGAATACATGCACTACATTGATAGATCCCGCACTAAGGGAGCTGTCGAACCATCTTCATTAGCAAGACAGAGAGGACAGACAGATTATTACAAGCATCCTCTCGAGATGAACGCTTACATACAAGAAATGTCTGATGAAGTTGAGCAAGCAGTCAAGAGAGATCCAAAAGTGCTTGGCAGAAGCGTCACTGAGTTTTACAAAAACTTTATTAGCATCACGAAGAGAGCAAATCCCGCATTTTATGCCCACATCAGGCAACGCAATGTCCCGAAATTGAAGAAGCGCATTGCGCAACTCTACAACGACCTAAAAGATAAGACATCTGGTTGAGCAGTAAGCGGTAAGACACACCACTTATAATCCAACCAACAGTTTTCTTGAGGGAACCAATAAAAATGAGCACAGAGCAACTTGATCCTAAAGACACATTTAAGGGTCGAAGATTTCATGTTCATTTTTGTGTTGTCTGTAGCGAAAAATTTTTGTATAATAGGCCTCCTGGAAATAAGGCTGCAAAGACTTGCTCAAAATTATGCGCGAACATACTTCGCTCAATGAAGACGTCTGGAAAAACTCATACACAACAACATGCAGAAAAGATACGCATTGCACTAACTGGGAAAAATTATTCTACTGAAAGATGTCTTGCAATAAGTTTAGGAAGAAAAGGCAAGAGTGCTGGCAGTGATCACTGGAATTGGAATGAAGATAGAGGCTTTTTACTTGCTCGCAAGAAGTCTTCTGGCGCGATGAGAAGCATATTGCGACACACTTTAGATCAACTTGGAGGAAAGAAAAATAGAAAAACAGAAGAGTTGTTGGGATACACTCACGTTGAGTTGAGAAATCATCTTGAGAGACTGTTTAAACCTGGTATGACATGGGAAAATTATGGATACGGTGATGACAAATGGCACATTGACCACATCAAGCCTGTGTCGGCGTTTGAAATAGGTGAACATCCTAAAGATGTAAATGCCCTAAGAAATCTTCAACCTCTATGGCAACACGAGAATTTTGTAAAGGGAAAAAAATGGGAGAAAAGTAATGAGTGAAAATGTAGAAATAGATCCTAAAGATACTTTTGCAAACTTTGGCCGCGGGTATCAGGAGAAAGTCATGCAGGCGATGATTAGCGATAGCCTGTTCGCCGACCAGATGCTAGACGTTCTTAACCCGAAGTTCTTCGACGTAAGTTACCTACAGGAGATTGCAGGAAAGTTCTTTGACCACAAGCGCAAGTACAAGACATTCCCGTCTGCTGATGTTCTTGAGTTGATGGTGACAAAAGATCAGGCGCTTGAGCAGCAGGTTTCGCTTCAAGTTAAGGAATACCTAAAGCGTGCTATTGCTATTCCGCTTAACGGTGACCGTGGTTACATTCAAGAGAGTTCTCTCGACTTCTGTAAGAAGCAGACGATGAAGGATGCTCTCATTAAAGCCATCGACAAGATGGAGGAGATGAAATTTGACGACATCGCACCTATCATCAAGGACGCACTTGTGGCTGGTGCTCCTCGCGACCTGGGGCATGATTACGCTGCTGGATTTGCTCAGCGTGCCACTCGTTCTGACGCTAAGCGCATCAGCTCTGGTTGGACTCCTCTTGATAATGTTCTTAACGGTGGCTGGGAGCGTGGCACAATTACTACGTTCATTGCTCCAACGGGTGCAGGTAAGTCTCACTTCCTTGTTAACGCGGCTGCTTCGGCGATCGAACAAGGACTGAACGCTGTATACATCACACTTGAAATGGCAGACTACAAGATTGGTCTGCGTTTCGACAGCTACTACTCTGGCATTGAGTTGAACCATGTGCAAGAACATGCTGTTAAAGTCGAAGAGGTTGCTAAGTCAAAGGCTAAGGGCCGTCTCTTCATCAAGGAGTTCCCGACAAAGGCCGCAACAGTCCAGACAATCCGCTCTTATCTCCAGAGACTTCAGGCAATCCACAACTTCGTACCAGACATCGTTTGCGTAGACTATGCTGACTTGCTTCGTGGTGCTCGTGGTTATGCTGACAAGCGTTTCGAACTTGAAGGCAACTATGAAGAGCTGAGAGCGCTTGCACAGGAGTTTAGACTGTGTGTTCTCACCGCTGACCAGACAAACCGCTCAGGACTTGAGATGGAAGTCGTTACCATTGGTCAGATTGGTGAAAGCTATGCTAAGGCTACAGTCTGCGACCTCATCATGACAGTCTCTCGTACAATGGAAGACAAGCAGTCTAACACTGGTCGTCTATTCGTTGCAAAGAGCCGCCTCGGAAGAGACGGAATGATCTTCCCATTCATCATGAACCCTGCCACAGTCAAGGTCTCACTACTTGCTGAAGGTTCCATGAGCGAAATGTCAGAAGAGGAAGCAGCAAGACAGAAGGAACGGCTCGGTGATAAGTTCCAGAAGTTTATGAATAAGCGCGAGAAATAAGGAGATAAATACAATGACAGGTTATTACGAGCCAACTGGTTTGGCTCTGGACATTTTCACTCAGCGATACGCTATTCATAAAACAGAGACTTTCCACGAGGCTTGTGATCGTGTCGCTTATCACATGGCTCAAGCAGAACAAGGTGAGAACATCGCAAAGTATAAGCAAGAGTTTTCAGATCTCCTAAAGAAGAACCACTTCTTTCCTGGTGGTCGCATCATGCACGGCTCTGGTCGTCCCAAGGGTCAGTTGCTAAACTGCTTCGTCGTCCCCACTCATGATAGCCGTGAAGGCTGGGGCAAGTTGGCGTCTGATGTCATTGTCATTTCTGGGTTGGGTGGAGGAGTGGGCACGAACTACTCACCTATTCGTCCTCGTAACTCTATCATCAACGGCACTGGTGGTTTCGCAACCGGGTCTGTCAGCCTGATGATGGGTATCAATGGATGGGGGAAGCAGATCAAGGGTGGTGGCGGTCGGCGTGTCGCGCTAATGATGACACTGGGCTTCTCACACGGTGACATTCAAGAGTTCCTGGACGCGAAGTTGGATCTCAATGAGCTAAATAACGCAAACGTCAGTGTTAACTTCGATGAAGACCCAGAGGTCTTCTTTGAGAAGGTTAAGAAAGACGAAGAGTATGAACTAAAGCATAATGGCAAGGTCGTTGGCAGGATCTCAGCAAAGAAGATCTGGTCAAAGATTATCGTCAATGCTCTAAAGGGCGGTGAGCCAGGTATCCTTAACGGCTATCTTGCAAACAAGATGAACAACGTTTGGTACTATGCTCAGCTTATCTCTACAAATCCATGTGGTGAGATTTGGCTTGCAGAATACGACTGCTGCTGCTTAGGCGCTCTGGTGCTGCCACGGTTTGTTAAGGAAGATAGTAAGGAGATCGATTGGGATGCGCTGAAGAGGGCCACAACACTTGGAGTGAGGTTCCTAGATAACGTATTAAGCGTCAACAGCTATCCGCTGCCCGAGATCAAGGATCAGTGTTCAAATCTTCGTCGTATTGGTCTTGGCGTGACGGGACTTCACGACATGCTTCTCAAGATGGGCTACAAGTATAGCTCGTCTGCTGGTCTTGAGTTCGTTGATAAGGTAATGGACAAGATCAAGAACTGGGCATACGAAGCAAGCACTGATCTCGCTGAAGAGAAGGGTGCATTCCCCAAGTTTGATCCTGAGCAGTTCGTCAAGAGTGGTTTCTGCAAGACGCTGAAGCCTTCGCTTCGTGAACGCATCAAGACAAAGGGAATGAGGAACTGTGCTCTACTTACTGTTGCACCTGTCGGCACTGGTAGTATGGTTTGCGATACATCTTCAGGTATTGAACCAATGTTCGCACCTGCATACAAGAGAAAGTTCCGCAAGGAAGACGTACTACAGGAAGAAGTAGTAATCCACCCTCTCTTTGCGCGTTTCATTCTGGATGGCAAGGGCGTCAAGCATTTCCAAGGTGCTCATGACCTGAAGGTTCGTGACCACTTCGAGATGCAGCGTACTGTTCAACGCCACATCGACAACGCTGTTAGCAAGACGATTAATCTTCCACCGGGTGTCAAGGAGCAAGAACTTTCTGACCTCTACATGGAATACTTCCCAGAGTTGAAGGGCGTCACAGTCTATCCTGACGGAAGTCGTGAAGACCAGCCTCTCACACCCATGGATCTTGACGATGCAGTCAAGTATGCTAGAGATAATCCTATGGCAACGCTCGGAGCAAGTGGTCTCGACAACTGTCGCGATGGAAAGTGTGACATTTAGTTGGTATTTGTAGTAGAATGGCTTTATGGCACAGAAAAAGTTTAATAGGGTCACAAAACTATACTGCTTTGATGAACAACTCAAAAGCATGGCTAGTGTGTGGCGGTGGGAATGCAACTTTTGTTGTGGCGAAGAGCCAGCGCTAGATGCATGGCGTCATAAGTGTAGAGATCTATGCGAGTGTGGCCATGCTACCCACCAGCCGAAGAAGTGTCGTGGTAAAACATACAGACGGTGGGTCGATGGTTGCCATTGCAACATCCCCGCTCTGACATACGAGATCTAGAAAGGCAATGCGCTTGGATTTTGATTGGAGAAGACACCTCATTACTGTTGGTAAACCTGGTGTCTGCGTTTTCTGCAATTCTGGGTTTGTTGGTCGCAGTAAATTGTATTGTTCTACTGCATGCTACTGGAAAAGCAAATCTAAAGGACGTAACATAAGTTATGGCAATAGAACGTGTAAAGGTTGTGATGTTTCTTTTGAAGCTAAAGCGTCTAGACATTATTTTTGTGACGAGTGCAAAGAAAGTCCAATACCAACGTGGATCGCACGATACAAAATAACTGGACAACAAATTAGAGAGCTTTTTGAAAAGAGGGATGGTCTTTGCTTTCTTTGTGACAATGTAGCAAAATACATCGATCATAATCATCAAACTGGTAAAGTTAGAGGTGTGCTTTGCCCTCATTGTAATACTGCTCTTGGAAGAGTTGATGTTCCTGGGTGGCTTGAAAAGACAAACAAGTATTTGAGTGGAGAAATAAATGGATCTTAGACATCATCATCTTTTTTCGCATAGTGGTTGCATGGATGGCAGCGGAGCTGCTATTTTGTTCAGACACGCCGGTGGAGACCCGAAGAACATTCATTGGACACCCGCAGGACATCTTGGAGAAGTTCTTGCTGAAGCTGCTGTAACGAAGAACCCTAACATTCCCATCCTTATCGTAGACGTAGCGCCTGAGAATGAAGATGTGGCTGTGTTCCTACACGAGAGAGGAAACTTCAAGGTTATTGACCATCATGGAAGTGCTGCTCAATTCCATGGTCGTCCTGGATACGAAGTTCCATTGAAGAATGAAGCCTGTGGAACTGAGTTGTTCCGTCGTTGGCTCGTTGCAAGTGGAATGGGCTTGTTTGCTGATAAGCCGTTTGAGAGACTTGCTCTGATGATTGATGACCACGATCGTTGGGTGCTAGAGAAGCCCATGTCAATCCAGATGCCTCGCTTCTTCGCATTTACGGGACAGCAGGAGTTCATCGAGAGGTTCATGGACGTAAGAGTTCGTTTCTCAGAAGAAAAAGACTTCTACTGGAATGAATTCGAGAAGCAAATGCTCCAGTTGATCGAAAGAGCACAGGCTCGTCGCTTCAGCAAGCTGATGGATAAGTTCATCGTGAAGCCAGTTAAGTTTGGTGATAGAGAGATTAAGATTGGCTACATAATCTCAGCAGAGGTGAACTGTTCAGAGCTGCTGCACGAGTATCTTAAACTTCACCCAGAAGTTGATCTATCGTGTCAGATTAACATTGACCTCAGCAAGGTAAGTCTAAGGTCTATTGATAAGGCAGACATCACAGAGTTCGTCAAGCCATTTAAGGGTGGTGGTCACAAGAATGCAGGTGGTCACGGATTGCCAGATGGATTGAACGATTTCATAATTCGGAGCACTCATGGCGCGTAGTTTCTTTGGCGAAAACTTCGACGTGTTGTTTAGTGGCTTGTGCAAGAAAATTGTAGAATTCCCGGATTATACTTGCAAGCCACGCGGTCAAGTCATCAAGGAATTGATTGCTCCCACTCTTACTCTTACTAATCCTCGTGCTCGCATCCTTGCTTCTCCAGAGCGTGCTGCAGATTACGGCTTTGGTGTCGGTGAGTTCTTCTGGTATTGGCTCGGCAAACAGGACGTCGAGTCGATGCTCTACTACAACAAGAGGATGGGTCAGTTCAGCGACAACGGCTTTACACTCAACTCTGCTTATGGGCATCGTACTCGTAAGATGACGTTTGATGTAGACGGTGTCGACACAGCGTACTCAACGCAATGGGATGCTGTGAAGAGAACATTGTTTGAAGACCCTGATAGTCGTCGTGCTATTCTAATCATTGGTATGCCACAGGATTACACTGTCGGAGCGTATCAGCCGTCCAAGGACCTACCTTGCACTCTCTCTTTACAGTTCTTCATCAGAGAGAATGAACTTCATCTTCATACAACGATGCGAAGCAATGATGCTTTCTGGGGTCTCACTTACGACCTCTTTAGTTTCACTCTGCTTCAGGAATGCATGATGCTTGAGTTGCAGGCTGCTGGGATGACTGACTTGAATCTTGGCATGTATACGCACACCGCAGGGTCACTGCACATTTATGATCGTCACTTTGCACAGGCATCTGCAGTAGCAGACACCTATTTAAAGATAGGGAGCATCTCCGCAGAGCCGATGCTCCCACTCTCCCTTGAGGAACTCGCCTCATTAGCAGAGCAGGAAACGGCATTGCGCACCGGAAAGGTGGCCGAAATTGGCGAAACTCAGTTCAGTAGCGGGGTTAGATGGATGGCTATTCAACTGAATGCTCATCGTCGTAAAAGAGACGCAGAAAATGCAAATCAAATGCCAAAATTGTCTAAAGATAACAGATAAGAGACGTGGCACTAAATTTTGTTCTCTTGAATGCTATTGGGAAGACAAAGAAGGAAGTTCAGCGTCACAGTATCACAAGGATGCTATGTCTGCTGGTTTGATTGGCAGGAAACTTTCTGCAGAGCATAAACAAAAACTATCTAGAAGAGGACCTGCTCATTGGAGATGGAACGACGACAGAGCAGATCAACAAAATAGAAATAGACTAGCAAAAGCGTATAGGACATTAATAGGAAGAACACTTGGGTGGAAAAAGCAGAATAAGACGAATGTCGAACTGGGATACTCTTCATCTGACTTGAGAATACATCTCGAGAAACTGTTTGTTGATGGTATGAGTTGGAATAATCACGGAAAAGGACATGGAAAGTGGCACATAGATCATGTGCAACCAATAAGTTCTTTTGAGTTAGGCACGCCTCCCGACATCGTGAATGCTCTATCAAACTTACAGCCGCTATGGGAAGAAGATAACTTAAGTAAGGGCGGAGTTGGAAACGGAAATAAGTATGGCAAAACTAAGTAGCGTCGTCGGATTTGATCAGTGGCAGAACGTCTCAACGAACATCGTAGAAAGAGGGATGCAGAGCGAGAACGACAGGTGGGATCCGGCGACAGTAATCGGGCTCAAGTCGTCTGACAGAGTTCTTGTAGTTGGCAACGCAGCATTCTTGCCATGGTTGTCTACCATCTTCAACCACAACGAAAACAATCTTGTATCTGTTCGCAAGGTCTCAGAAATCGAGACACGCCTACACGAAGGTGAGCAGTTTGACAAGGTTATTCTTGCTCGTGAGACATCATACTCTCACGACCATGTTCTTCGTGCTGGTGCTTTCGGTGCTCAACTCATCTATTTCCCGCAGGATGATGGCTGGCAGTTCGAGCAGTCTGTAGAGTTCTATTACCCAGGTGCCAGAGTGTGGAAGTTTGATAGCACCTTTGGTCAGGTTATCATTGCGGAGCCTCACGGGGCTTCATGGAGAATACTGCATGGCTAAGTTCAATGTAGAGTATAAATCTGTTGTTGTTCAAAACGACACAACAACAACTACACAATCAAAGCGTTGTGTCGACGCAATTGGTCTAGCAGAAATACTTGCTTGGGCAAGAGACAACGAGGGGCTGCAGTTCCTCACCATTCGCAGCGTCCCAGAAAAGACGCCGGCGCCAATCAAGACGAACCCAGTTAAGCCGGTGGTCAAGTGAACGGCGTAGACCCCAAAAATTCTCCAACGATGGAGGACCTCATGGTCACGCCAGAGTCAATAATTGACGAAAAGTGGGCACCAGATCGTCTTGAACTTATCTTCCTTAAGCAGCGTGAACTCATGGACCAACTTATTCTTTCTGATAAGCTTCCTGAGTATCCTGTTGACATCACCAGCAAGCACGGTCAACGTCAGATCAAAGAGTTGACGTGGGCGATGGTCGAGGAAATGGCTGAAGCTAGTTACATCCTCAAGAACCGTGCTCATCGCTTCACTGACCGCACTGACGTTGATTTTGCACACTTCAAGGAAGAGCTCGCTGACGCTCTTGCGTACTTCATTGAAATCTGCGTCTTCGCAAACATTTCACCGGCAGAGTTGTTTGAAGAGTATTGCGCGAAGAACATTCTTGTGAAGAAGCGCATTCAGGACAGATACTAACATGGCTGGTATAATCATCGTCGTGGGATTGCTAGCGCTTTTCTGGTTGTATGTAGAAAGGGATTGGCCGTAATGCCAAAGTTTAGAAAGAAGCCAGTTGTCGTTGAAGCAGAACAGTTCCTTCCACCTAGCATTGTTCCAACCTGCGTTAGTGAAGCACTTGACGCAAATTTTGAACCTGTCTATTTCATCCCAACTCTTGAAGGTCCAATGCAGTGTTCTTACGGTGATTGGATCATCACAGGAGTTCATGGTGAAAACTATCCCTGCAAGCCAGACATTTTTAACCTGACGTACGAGCTGGTCAAAGAATGAATAACGACATGGCGAATTCTGTATTCGAGTTTCTGGGTGCTGTTTTCCAGATCAAGAACACGATGCAGATTTACAAAGACAAGGAAGTCAAGGGCGTCTATTGGCCGGCCTGGATCTTCTTCACTGCTTGGGGTTATTTTAATATCTGGTACTATCCAAGCCTTGATCAGTGGTGGAGTTTCTCTGCTGGAATCCTCATTGCCTTAGCCAATACAGTGTGGGTTTCGATGGCCTACTATTATGCCGTTCTGAAGCCCCGGCGCCTCCGTGGCGTCATTCAAAAGTAAAGTGCGGATACACCCATGGCCTGCAGAGACAACCCTCTGCAGGCCATTCTGCTATCTGGGGGATAAACAGGAAGAGGAAGGCTATTTAGAAGTATGAAGATAACAGAAGCCACCTGGATGTTTCTTGACACTGAAACCACAGGAATACCCAAGACAGGTGAGCCTGATCCTCGTATCATTGAACTTGGATGGGTTATTATAAAAACATTGCAGGTTGAAGGTGGTCAAGACTTCCTTATCAACCCTGGTGAGCCCATTCCTGAGAAGGTTGTGCAGATAACACACATCACAGACGAAATGGTTGCAGGCAAGCCAAAGTTTGATGGTGTTGCTGAGACTTTCTTCAAAGACTTTGAAAGAGTTGATTTCATCGCTGCCTACAACGCAAAGTTTGACAAGCAGATGCTTGATTTTGAGTTTGCGCAGATTGGTTCAAAACTTCCTGAGAAGATCTGGCTTGACCCACTCATCTGGTCGAGAACTTTTCTTAAAACAACAGATCACAAACTCGCCACGATGGCCAAGCAGTTCAATGTCAGCCTAGAAAATGCTCACAGAGCAGACGCTGATGCTGCGGCCTCAGCAGAGATAATGATGAAGTTCTTTAGCTGGGGCGTAGATGAAGCAAACTTTCCAGACGACGTTGAACAACTCAAAGATTTAGAGCAGGGTTGGCTAAGAGGCAACATGCAAACCATGCGTCTTAACAAGACAATCAAAAACAACTCAACAGGCACTCCTGGGCAAGTTGCTCAGAATGTCTATGACAACTATAATCGCGATAGACTGATGAAACTCGGCAATCGTGGGAGATACGGCAAATGAGCATGAAAAAACTCTTCATCATCAAAGAAGGTTACGACTCCTACGAGGAAGCCGTTGAAGCAGAGGTTTCTGCAGATGAGGCTCGTCGTGAGATAGAAAAGCACGGCCTTGAGTGGCAGGAGTTTCTCAATGACGTTGGAATGAAGGACTTGTACACTGGTCAAGAGGTCCTTGACTGGCTGGGATACTAAATGTCATGGCACTACCGAATGCGTTGAAAAATATTGATAGCACTTGGAAGTCTATTGGCATTATCTTGGGCATTCTTGGTGCTGGCATCTTTGGTTGGAACTACACGATGGCGCAGGTCAAAGAGACAGCGCAAACAGAAGTTCAAGCAACTGTCAATAAAGAGATGATCGATGGCGCAAAGAAAGCAGCGAAGGAAGCTGTCGCTGAAGCCATGGCTGAGCAAAAGGCAGAGATGAAGAAGCTTGTTAAGGAAGCAGCGAAGGAAGCTGCCAAGGAAGTTATCAGGCAGCAAAAGGACGCGCCATGAGCATGCCAAGTCTAAAATCTCTGTTCCTTGTAAAGGAAGACATCTTTCATCAGCACTGGACAAGCAACGATAACAGATACAACATCGGGATGCTCTACGATTTTGCGAAGTCTGTTGCTGATCCAGAAGACATTCCTCTAGACAGTCTCTCTTATGGGTTTGATCATACAAACGTAGACGAGGAGAAGTGGGGTCCAGAGTTTAACGCTCGTTGCAATCAGTCAAACATGGACTATCCTATTCTTGTTGTGAAGGATAGGAAGAACCGTTTGTGGATTGCAGACGGAAATCATCGCTACGGTAAAGCAGTCATCCAAGCGCAAGAGTTTATTTCTGGTTACATTGTAAATGAGAAGGATCTGCCTGACAAGGCTATAGAGCCTGCTCCTGAGGGTGAAGAGGATACACATTCTCACAAGGCCAATAAGTCTGGACACGAGGAGGATTAACATGGCACTTAAGGACGTTTTTCTGCACGAGACAACGGGCAACATCGTAAGAATGCTTGGTTTCTCTGAACCCATCGCAAAACAGTTTACGCAGATGAACCAACGGGCTGACTTTGCTCTTGCCAAGTCATTTGTGTTGTGGGTCTCAGCAACACATCAAAGTGCTGACATAAAGGCGTACGGCAGAGATGAGAATAAGTTCCAGTACGCATTTGCTTCATGGAAGCGTGAAGTCGGGCAGGATCTTGCTGAACTTTTGAAAACAAAACCCGCACTTGAAAAAAAGATTAACGTCGCTAAGTCGCATGAAGAAGTTCTTGAAATCCTGAGTTCAGGAATGCCAGAAGTAGATGCTGCTTCTCTTCTTGATCTTGGTCAAGGTTGGAAATGGGTTGAACTCACAGATCGCCATCACAGCAAAGAAGCTCGTTTGATGCAGCACTGTGCTACAGATGGTCGTGGTGAGCTTGTGTCTTTGCGTGACCCATCAGGGAATCCGCACGTGACGATGACGTTCAACAAAGAACAAAACACAGTTTTCCAGATAAAGGGAAAGCAGAACGCTCCGCCAGATGAAAAGTATTGGGACGCTGTTCTTGCTTTCTTTAAACAAACACAGGCAGACGTCAAGGATCCGTTCATCAGAAGAAAGTCACTTGATCTGTACAACAACATCAAGAAAATCTCGGGTAAAGACGTCGCACAATCAAAAGAAGAGGTTTACGAGAGACTGGCTCAAGCACTTCAGTCAGACGCAGCAAAGCAGTGGGCATGGGACATTCAACCATACACATTTGACAACGCTGACCTAGAGTACGACGACGCACAGGAAATAGAAGCCAAAATTGACTCAGTCTTCCACAATGTGGGATACACGTCAATACAGATAGAGCCAGTTTCAGGAGTTACAAACGCTTATCACTTCGCAGCAAACTGGAGAAAGATTTCAACAGACCCTCTTGATCGTATAGAGGAAATTCCTCCCTTTGAAGAGGTCAATCACTCATGGCAAGGTTTGACTGTCTATAGAATGGCACAAGAAGGAATTGTCAACACAAAGACAGCAATGAGTTTGAAAAAGTTCGGGCAACAAAACGCAGAAGCGCTAAACGCAGTCTACACTGTTTTCTCAGAACTGCTCAGTGTTGAGTACGGCCTCAACGAAGCAATAGGTCAGGATGTTGATAACGACATTGAAGAGCTAGAGTATGAAGAGTTCACAGGATACGAGGGCTCATCTGGAGTCAAGCGCGAAGTAATCGAGCACCAGAAGTTAAACCAAAGATGGGAAGATTGGAGGAGAGATAATAGAAAGAATGCTTCTGCAGCGTTTGGACAGCGGTACTGGGAAAATCCACGATACCAAGAAATAGAAGAAAAGATTAGAGCAATGGTGGCAGCAGGGCAAGAACCACCAGAGCATGATGTCTATAAGTGATCAATGATAACACACCACGCCATACGCTACGCCAGAAAAGACGTTGCTGAGACAATAGAGAAGTTGATGTCTTTTGATAAAGATTTGTACATTTGCGGCTCATGGCGTCGAGGCTTAGCAGAGATAGGTGATCTAGATGTCGTAGCAGTCGGTAAAGTAGATCCAGAAGAACTCTATCATAGAACAGAGGCAGTTGATCTGGTGAAGATGAAAAGAGTTCATCTCTACTACAAGATAAACAACCACCGCTTCGAAATAGAAATAATGGAGACAACTCCGGATAAGCTTGGGGCCGCTCTCTTACACTTTACAGGTAGTGCCAAGTATAACCACCAACTACGGTCCAAAGCCCGGCAGAAAGGGTGGAAGCTATCTGAAAATGGTTTGTATGAGGGCTCTACACTAATAGCGTCAGAAACAGAGGAGGAGATCCTCGATGCTCTTTGTGAGAAATTTATCACTCCTGAAAAAAGAAGTTTCTACTAGTTTATTTCTGTAGTAAGATTTTAGTAGGCAATTTCGCCTCTTGAAACATAGGTATCGTATGACCAACAGTTCACATTGCAGCTCCCATTGCTGAAACTCTGAAGTCCAACCCGCCTAAAGCGGATGTCTGGTGTCACTATTGCATAACTCGCGCAGACCTCCCATCAGGCATCCAGGCCGCTATGCTTATTCACGCAGCGGGTGAAAGTTCTCCTGGAAAACTCCCACCACATACTTACGCTATTGCGCTCACTCAAAAGAATGAGCATGATCTGAATGAGCTCTCGTATGATCTCTTCAAGGCTAGCATCGCCCATCAGCGTATTGTGGAAAATGATGCTCCTTATTCGGGTCAGCTCATGGCTCTCGGGGTTAAGCCAGGATGGAGGAGCGAGTTGAAAAAACACCTGTCCTCTTGTCCACTTTTGAAGTAAGATTTATCCACGGTAGCTCAAGGTAAGAGCACAACCACTCAGGTGAAAGATGCCGGTATCGAGTCCGGCCCGTGGACCAGTTTTATCCGCTGTGTCAGTGCACGAGGGACAACCGGGACTCCGGAAACGTGGTGCGACCCCATGACAGCGGACTATTTGGGCCTATAGCTCAGTGAAAGAGTGCCAAGAGTAATGACCTTGGATGCTTGGGTTCGATTCCCAATAGGCTCACCATTTTGCCTCACAAGTAATCAGTGGGATCACATCCTGAGTAATGAACAGGAAGACGCCTGGTTCGAACCCAGGGTGAGGCGCTTGACAGAGGGAAGGACTACCAGAACCCACAAGTCGCGGAACCGGCATCTGGGTATTAGCCGGTGGTGACCAACTCTGTCATTCTTTATGCACTAAGGGCCTGATGGCCTAGAGGGGTTATTGGCGATGATGCCGCGCCAACCTTAGTGCGCCAGTATCTCTATTTATTGTATGAGCATTAGAAAAGAGATCAAGCGTGTTTATGTAGTCATGGACGACCTTTTCTTGACAGGTAGGTTTGAAGAGGCTGGACAACTCATAGAAAGCCTCGACATTACGCCAATGGACTCATCAGTTATCATTGCGTGGATGTCAGCAGCCTGTTGGCCAAGGTTGAATGGACAGCCATTCAAGGAGCGCGCTGCATTCATGAAGAGATGCGAACAGGAAATCAGAAAGCGTTGTGGCACTGAAACAGACTTGATCCTGAAAGGCTTGATACCATGAAGTACAAGACAGTACTCGCAGATCCTCCGTGGAATGAAAGTGGCGGTGGCAAGATTAAACGTGGTGCAGACAAACATTACTCGCTGATGAAGACCAAAGACATCATGGCTCTTCCAGTTGGAGAACTTGCAGAAGAGAATGCGCATCTTTATTTATGGGTAACGAATGGCCATCTACCAGACGGGCTACGGGTCGTGGAAGCGTGGGGATTTGAGTATAAAACTTGTATCACTTGGGCAAAAGACAGATTTGGACTCGGACAATACTTTAGAGGGCAGACAGAGCATGTCCTCTTTGCTGTTAGAGGCAACATCCCCTACGGGACGCGCGCTGATGGAAAACGTGCGCAAGGAAGGACGCTCATCACTGCTCCACGCGGTGCACACTCCGAGAAGCCGGAAGAACTCAGAGCAATGATACAGGTTGTCTCTCCAGGCCCTTATCTAGAGTTATTTGCTCGCACTAAGGCACCGGGTTGGGATGTGTGGGGCAACGAAGTTAAAAGTGACATCACGATGCCTACCTCAAATCCGTATAGCGAGTATGATTGTCAATTGTGCGGCGAGAGTAAGAATGGGTATGAAAGTCACTATTGCACTAAACGTAAGAATAAAAAGTGACATCACGATGCCTTCTGTAGTAAGATAACTCTTATGAAAAGGTATGTGTGCGAAGTATGTTACGGCAGAGGTAAAGTTACAACTCTAACAGACGAACAGCAGGTTGGTTTCGGCGCTGAACCTGGCTACTGGTTCAGAAGTGATCATTGTCCTTCTTGCGTAGCAAAGGGATACACTCCGTTTGTTGTCGCCCGCACGCCAGATGACGAAGCCATTGTAGAAGCAATCAAACAAAAGATCGAGGTTGTAAATGTTAGTTCTGAGCAAGTGGTCTCCGGATCCAGTGACGTGTGATTATTGTGAGACGCATTTGACGTTTAACATGGAAGACGTCATCTATAAAGGACAAATGTTTTACGTCGATTGTTGTGAGTGCAAGAATGAAATCAGGATCAAGCACAGGCTTCCTCAGTGCTGGCAGGACTGTGCTATTGAAAAGGAGAAGAATAAGTGATCTGCACTGTCATGCTCACGCATGATAAAATAAGTATAACATGAAGCCATACATTTATGGACTAATAGATCCAAAAACAAAACAACTTAGGTATGTTGGTCAAACTGCTCAAAACAAAAAGTATCCGTCGTCTCATTGGAAAAGAAAAAGAAAACGTGAGCGTAAAGATCATTGTCATTGCTGGGTTCGGTCTGTGCTGTTTGATGGGTTGATCCCTGACATTATTATTGTTCAAGAAGTTGAGACAGAGAGTGATCTGAACGAAGCAGAGACATTTTGGATAGCGTATTTCAAAATGATCGGATGCAACCTCACGAACATGACAGAGGGAGGCGAAGGAACACGCGGGTTTATTAGTCCAACAAAAGGTAAGAAACTTAGCGAAGAGCATAAGAAGAAAATAGCAGTTGCTCGTAAGGGAATAAAGCCATGGCACGCAGGTTTGAAACTCGGAGAAATAATGCCAGAACGTTATTCATCTGGTCCGTGGAATAAGGGTAAGAGTGGTGTCTATTCTGAAAAAACTCTTCGTGCAATAGGTGATGCTTCTCGCGGCAGAGTACCTTGGAACAAGAAAGAAAACGCTAAATGATAAAAGAGTTCTCAAGCCTACATTCACATAGCCACTTTAGCGTAATGGACGGTATTGCATTACCTGAAGAGATGGTTCTTGCTGCTAAGAATAAAGGGTTGAAGTCTATTGCCTTCACAGAGCACGGTCATTGTCATTCACATGCAGATGCTTACATCATGGGTAAACGTCATGGCGTCCGCACCATTTTCGGAGTTGAGGCCTATGTTATCGACAGCCTCCTCGAGTGGCAGATTGCAAAAACAACGAAGGACACAGCAGAAGACGAGGATGCGACGAACACGGGCGCATTCAAGGCTGCTGGCAAGAAGGGGCATTTGGTGCTCCTTGCGTGCAACAGAGAGGGGTTGAGCAACCTTTATCAACTTACCTATCTGGCGCATAAGGACGGTTATTATGGCAAGCCCAGAATGGACAAGCGTCTCCTCTCCCTTCATTCGCAAGGACTTGTGGCATCGTCTGCGTGCATGGGAGGAGTCATCTCCAACAAAATTTGGTCTTTCTCTAGAAGTGAGTGTGGATGGGATGACGTGGTCGCCGAAGCACGTGCTTACGATCAGATCTTCGGGCGCGGGAGGTTCTTTCTTGAGCTTCAGCTTAACGAATCAGCTTCCCAGCAGTACATCAACGAGGCACTCATCAAGATCCATGACGAAACAGGCATACCTCTAACAGTCACTGTAGACAGCCATTACATCAACAAAGAGGATTGGGCTGCACAAGAAATCCTCTACATGCTTCGTTCAAAGAAGACATTCGCCACGCGTGGTGATGATTGGTCGTTCGACATCAAGCAGCTCTACATCAAATCTCCAGAAGAGATGTGGATGAGCTACCTGCAGTTCGGCAAGTCTCACATTCCAGAGATGGTTATCATGGAGGCATTCGAAAACACGCTTCTCATTGATAGCCTCGTCGAAGAGTATGACCCCGACATCCACCAGCGTCTTCCTGCCATCAAGGGCCTCATTGGTGACAGCTTCAAGGACATGGGTGAGCGGTGCATTGAAGCATTGAAGGCAAAGGGACTTCACAAGAATGAACGCTACGCCAAGCAGCTCATCTACGAGCTCAAGGTCATCAAAGACAAGGGATTTGCCAACTACTTCCTACTTGTGCAAACAATGGTTCAAGAAGCAAAGAAAGAGATGCTTGTGGGACCTGGCCGTGGTTCTGCTGCTGGCTCTCTTGTTTGCTACATGCTAGGTATCACAGACCTTGACCCTCTCAAGCATGATCTGATGTTCGAGCGGTTCCTGGACCCTGACCGCAAAGAGTTGCCAGACATTGACCTTGACTTTGAAGATCCTGAGCGTGTAAAAGCGATCATGGCAAACATCTACGGTGACGACAATGTCGCCTCTTTGTCAACATACGGGACTTTCCAAATCAAGGGTCTGATGAAGGACCTTGCTCGTGCTTACGACCTTGATCACAAGGAAGTGAACAAGATCAACAAGAAGATCGAAATGGAACTCAAGGTCCTATATAATAACCAGGGACCAGACAAGGTGATCAAAGATAAATCAATGATCACTGTCACATTGGAGGACGTCGAGCGTGTCAGCCCATCATTCCAGGAATTTTGCTCCAAATACCCCGATCCTGCTCGGCATTTTAAGCGGCTCTATGGTCGTAATCGCCACATTGGTCGTCACGCTTCCGCTATTATCATTGGCGACAATCTCCCTTCTGAAACAGCGATTTTTAAGCAGAAAGACAAAGAGACTGGCGACCTAGTCACACAGACGTCATTCACCGAAGGTATTGTCAATAAAAACATCTCAGCAATGGGCTTCGTCAAGTTCGACCTTCTTGGTCTTGCTACTTTGCGTGTTATTCACCACGCACTTGACCTCATTGCTCTCAAAGAAGGGACGACATTCCAACATGAGTACGAACGCATCTCGGGCGATAACCTTGACATGGATGATGAAAAAGTCCTCAAGCACGTCTTCTGGCAGGGTAACTTCGCTGGTATCTTCCAATTCACCGAAAAGGGCATCCGCAAAGTCGCCAAGGGTATCAAGCCGACAGCCTTCAAAGACATCTCTGCAATCGCGGCTCTCTATCGTCCAGGCCCTCTTGGATCTGGGATGCATAAGTTATACGCAGGCAATAAGCGCCTACACGAAAAAGGTGAACTAAAGTTCGAGCATCCAATCCTCAAGACAATCATGGAGCCGACGTATGGTTGCCTGGTGTATCAGGAGCAGATGCTTTTGATGGGTGGCAAGCTCGGTAAGCTTGATGGTAAGGACGTCCAACGTCTTCGCAAACTTCTCCTCAAGAAGGATAAGTCAAAGTCTGACGAATTCCTTGCACAGGAGAAAAAGGAGCTGATGGACAAGTTCATCGCAGGCGCTGGCGAGAATGACTACCCAGACGGCAAAGAGGCATGGGACATGATGGAGAAGTTCGGTGGTTACGGCTTCAACAAGGCACACTCCGATGCCTACTCCAAGATCACCATGCAGACTGCTTGGCTTGCTACGTACTATCCTCTAGAGTTCTACGCTGCTCTGCTCACCAAGGGCCAGTCTGGCGAGATGCAGGACTACGTCAGCGACATCAAACGTGCCGGTGTGAAGGTTCTTCCGGTTAGCATCAACGAGAGCAAACTGAGTCACACAGTCATGGACAAGGCTATTCGGCTATCACTCAAGACAGTTAAGGGTGCTGGCAAGAGTGGTATCGACAAGATTGTAGCCACACAGCCATACGAGGACTGGTTCGATTTCATCCTCAGGTGCAAGGCAAGCAAGACAGCCATTGAACCGCTTATCGCAGCTGGTGCGTTTGATAGCATCTCTAAAAACATGAAGAATGTTGAGAGATGGTACGAACTCTGGCAGACAGACAGCAAGTTCAAGTCAAAGAAGTGGAAAGAGTATCAGGAGCAGTGCAATGCTATCGCCGAGGCAAACAAGGATAACGACTACACGATGGCAGAGAAGGTTGCTCTTGAAAATGCTCTGATGGGCTTCTCTGTGAGAGGCTCTCCATTCGAGATCCTTGACCGCAAGAAGAAGATCTCTGCAGTGTTCGAGGACGCCATCGTCACCTACAAGGAGTTCGTTGAAAGTACTGACGAGGTAGGCATGATCCCTGTGTGCATAAAGGACTACAAGGAGCGGCCTCAGCGTAATGGTCAGATGTTCGCATTCATCAAGTTCGCCACCGATACAGGCGAAGAGTTTGAGGCGCCAGCATTCTCATCAACGTGGAAGCACATCAAAGCAAGCATACACAAGGGCGGTGTTTACATCGCGACATTCAACAAGAAACTTGACGACCCAGAGAGTTTCGTTGTTGGGCGTCCAGGATGGGCACAGTCTGCTCACTCTTCGCAACAGGCTATGATCAACGTTGATAGTATAGATCTCAATGGGTGATTTATGTCGCTCTTGAACTTCCTATTTACACTTGCAGGCAAACATCTAAAGGAGCAACAAATGGCGAAGCCAACGAAGCATGTTGTAAAGTTTGTAGGTGGTGAGTTCAAGCCGAAGCGTCTGGCAAGTGGTCTGGTTGGGTTTAAGGCCCCTCTTGACATCATCGTCAAGCCGGGTGAGACCGTCATTGTAGATTTCAAGACTGCTTGTGACCACATGCTTGTGTTCGAGAAGAATGCAGTCGAACCAGGCCAGAACATTGTTGGTCGTCTCACGAACGTCACCACAGAGACACTCAAGTACGAGACGGGTGAAATCATTGCTCGTGCGTACCCGCTCATCGCTTTTGACTTTGACATTGGCTAATTCATGTCTGAATACGAATTGACGCATGAAGAGCTCAAAAACATCTATGACGAAGCTCGTTTTGCGCCACTAAAGCCATCACTTCCTGCGCGTCCATCTTGGGATAGTATCTGGATGGACTTTGCCACTCACCTATCTCTTAGGAGCACTTGCCGAAGGGCCTCCGTAGGGTGTGTGGTGGTTGCAGAAGACAACTCCATAGTCCTAGGCCTTGGCTACAACGGAGGCCCCAGAGGGCTCAATAACGACTGCCTCTCTGACGAGCCTGGTAAATGTGGTCATCTTCACGCTGAGATCAATTGTCTCATCAAGACTAATTATCGTGATGCGGCGCCGAAAAAAGTTTATCTCACACTCTCGCCTTGCTACAACTGCTCGGTCGCTCTTATCAACGCGGGCGTCCAAGAAGTCATCTACAGAGACGAGTACAGAGACCTCTCCGGTCCAGCGCTCCTCTCGCAAGCCGGTGTCAAAGTACGGCAATTCCCTGAAAAAAGGGTTCCTGAACGGTATCTACACGAGCCTAAAAACAGGTAAACGTGAGACGTTCGAGAGCTCATACGAGCTACGCCGCTTTCAGGCTCTTGACAGCAGTCCTCTTGTTAAGACCTGGGGAAGAGCTAAACTACGTGTTCGCTACAAGGTCGGCAGCAAGAAGCATCTTTACCACCCTGACATCTTTGTTATCTACAACGACGGGCGTATCTTCCTGGAAGAAGTAAAAGGTTTTATTTGGAATAAAAAGGTGTTCTTGAAAAAGAAGTTCATGGCAGAATGGCTTTGTAAGCAACGCGGGTGGGTCTATAGGGTCCTTTATGAAAAGGACATTGATACAGTTCTCTAGAGGTGCCTATTTAGGACTGTAGGCGTTTCCCAACCCGTAGGCGTAGTATGGAGGCATTATACAATGGCACTTAAGATCAAGAAGCAGATAAAGAACTCTGACGGCACCATCACAGAGCTAGAAGGAACAGAAGCAGAGGTCGAAGCCTTCCTCAAGAAGCAGAGTAAGAAGGATGAGAGCCTAGTCCAGAAAAAGAAGAACCTTATCCTCGGCAGGGAGATGAGAGCAGCAATACAAGAGATGATCGATGATGCTCTCAATAAGACTGCACAGTTCTCGCAGTCTAAAGTCGTAGAGCATCACTGGTACCATAACAATGGCTGGTGGTGGAGACCGACGTGGGTTGGTGGAAACTACGTCTATCAGGCTACGCAATACGACCCGAATAGATACGCTGTAGCATCAAACAACTGCATTACATGCAACTCAAGCGCTGAGCTTGGAAGCAACATAGGCGTTAACGAAGGCTTCGTGGTAAATACAGTGGGTCAGGGTGTAAGCAACCTAGTCGGTACAAAAGTTACCGCATCGGATTACGCGTCAAATTGGTGTGCGGTAACGAATACTGTCGGTGCTGCTAGCACATACACATGCGACACCAATGCCAATGCTCTTACTCCTGGCAACATCTCGAGCGGCATCATCAACCTGAACATCAAGAGCTGAGGAACAAGTGGACGAGACAAAAGATCAGCTTCTCACAATACCAGAAGACGATAAGATCGTAGACGCGCGTAAGTCTGCGATCATTCGTATTCACAAACACGATCACACAATGCTTAAGGTCATGCTTAAGAAGGACAGGATGTCCTTCCAGAAGTTTGTCCTATTTTGTGTGCGCGCATTCCTTGACGGCGACCCAGACATGATCAGAATGTTGAAGTCGTATCGAGAGATGGAGAAGGTTCCACGCGATGTTCAAGATAAGCACATGTTGTCTCATAGAGAGCGTACAGACATTTTCAGAGAGTTAGAAGCAGCACAGAAAGAGAGATCATAATGTCAAGAGCATCTAGTCGTAGTATGCTAAAGGCGCAGTACACTCGTTTTTGCGAGGCGTGGGCAAACGAGAAGAACTATCAGAAGTATCTTCTCGATAAGGGTGAGTCGCTACCAGAAGGACACAACACTCTAACGAAAAAGCCAACGTTCAACATGTGGATGCAGGCAGTGAAGAACAAGAAACTCGCAGCAGATGTATCTAAGCCACCTCCTGAAGTAGAAGAGAAGCAGCAGACAGAGAAACAAGTCGAGGTCGTTGATAAGGAGTGGTAAGACCTCAAGGAGATATACGACATTGCCGACAAAACTAGGAGTGAAGATAGTTCATGGTAAGGTAGAGTTGAAGACCCATGAAGTGCCGGACCTAGAAGAAGCAAAGAAGCTGTGGATGCAGGGCAAATCTGCTCAATACATCCTTGAGGAAGCAAAGAAGAAAAAGAAAAAAGTGGCTTAAGCATCTTGTGGACATTAGCGGAAGGGGAAGGCTTACCTATACAACGGTAGGTTCTTCCCCTTTCTATTTGGAGCGTGCGTGAAAATAGTGAAGCCATCAGTTGAGTTGCTCTGGATTACGCCTGAACCATACAAACACATCGAGATGTCGGGTCGCGTATGCTACAAGTCAGAGGACAAGATCACCAAAGACAGCGCTGTAAAGTTCTGTAGCATGATCAAGCAAAGAGGCCATGAGAGTGTGGTTGAGCACGCTGTTGCAAGTTTCAAGATCATCTGTGATCGTGGTGTAAGCCATGAGATTGTAAGACATCGTCTTGCTTCTTACAGCCAGGAGAGCACGAGGTATTGCAACTACTCAAAGGACAAATTCGACAATGGCATTTCGCTGTCGCCGATGATGACAGGATTGAACGACTTCCAGATAGATCGTCGTGTGACGCTCTGGCAGCACATCGAGGACGTGTACCTTGCAGAGATTGCAGATGGCGTCAGTCCACAGCAAGCCAGAGACAACCTACCCACATGCCTAAAGACAGAGATCGTGATGACTGCCAACTTCCGCGAGTGGATGCACTTCATCAATCTGCGTACCAGCCCAGCAGCACACCCACAAATCAGGCCTGTCGCTGAAGAGATTAGGTTGATCCTAGCTGAGTACTGCCCGACTATCTTTGTCGCACCAAATCATGGGTCAAAGACAATGACATTCACACCTGAGGAAAGAGCTGCTATACTACACGCTCTTAGCATAGACGGAGAGATTAACCCAACAATGGCACCAGCACTGCTGGCTGCAATGGAGAAAATGAAATGAGCATGGCAAGCGAGATGGTAAAGCAAATTGAAGATCACGGCTCCTGCTCAATCAGTGGGTCTGTGCAGTATGATAAGACGCCTGCTGCACCACTCAAGAACACTGGATATGCTGACCTTGACCTCTTCCTTGACGACTGTTTCAAGACGATGCGTGAGAAGGGCCACGATTACCGCCAGGGCAATGACGACGACCTGCTACATAACTTTAGGACTGTCTCTGACAGCGTTGGCATAGACATCACAAAAGTCTGGTATACATACTTCTACAAGCATTACTCTGCGATGGTCACTTTCATCAAAGAGGGTGGCCAATCAGAGAGCGAGCCCATTGAGGGTCGCATCAAGGACCAGATCGTCTATCTCCTACTCTTCTATCGCATGGTTCAAGAGAAGAAGGCCAAGTCAAAAGAGAAGGCAGAAAATCTCACATTCATTCTCAGAAAACTAGACGCCTCGTTTGGTCAAACATCAGAAGTCGTAGAGAAGGGCTCAGCGGCTGACACTATTTCGTTTGCAGAAAGTCAAAAGAGGAAGAGAATACAGGAACTCGCTGGTATCCCTGATGCTGGTATCGTAATCCCTACTGCTTTTGCTGAGCGCGCCACAGAGATTGTCAAAGAGTTGGCTGAGAGAGATGCAGAGCGTGTATCTGATACATCAGTTGCAGTTGTTGGATACGGAACAGGAGAGGGTGATCATCAATGAGAATCGTGGTGGATCAAGACGAAGTCCTAGCTCACTTTGTTGATAGGACACTCGGGCGCTGGAACCTAGAACATAAGACAAGTTTCACTCGAGAAGACATCAACATGTGGCACATGGAAGACACGCTTGGGGCAGGAGCGTATGAGAAGATCACGCAATGGATTAATGAGCGTGATTGGTTTGATAGCCTAGAGCCTATTGCTGGTGCAGTTGAAGGCTTCAACGAACTGCGTAAGGCAGGCCACGATGTAGTTGTCTGCACATCTATCGCTGGTGATGTTGAGAATGCCTATGACGGCAAGCGCCGGTGGATGAAGAAGCACTTTCCAGACTTCGACCTCAAGAACTTCTACGTGATGACACGCAAGGGACACCTCAAGGGTGATGTTCTTATAGATGATGCCGCTCACTACCACGAGGACTGGTTTGCAAACGGAGGGAAGCGTGCTATCGTAATGGACGCTCCGTGGAACAGACGAGAGAAGAGAGCAGCCAGAGCAGCCAACTGGAAGCAGATCAATCAGATCATCAAGTTCTGGGTTGCACTTGACGAGTATGAAGCAATGCAAGCAGACTTTGAGCAAAAGCGGATCTTTGCATTGGCAGACACAACATTGAAGCACGTTGATAAAGTAATGAAAGGGTTCAAATGAACTACTACGTGACGTATGATGAGTTGAAGAAGCAGTTGTCTGAGCGCAAGGCTCACCACGAGCAGCGTGCAGAGTATTACACACAGAAGGCCGTCAAACTTGACGAGCAACTCAAGATTGAGATTGCTGCCGGTGATGTCGAAGAGCAGATGCGCACGAAGGTCAGCAACTCTTACACCAATCAAGGCAGTGAGCGTGACGCAGCCAGAACAGCAGCGAGAGATCATGCACGCAAGTCTGTGATCTTCAAGTGGAAGCACGACCATTTGCCAGCCGATGGAAGTTTCCTCATCAGCGTTGGCGAAGCAGAAGAGTTTGAGTTCATCGTTTCAAGATACTAAGAAGTCTTCAGTATTTAGAAGCCTTATCTATTATTCAAGTAGTAAAACAACTGAAAAGGAACAACATAATGGCAACCCGCACACCGAAGTATGAGACGCTACTCAAGACTATGGCCACTCGGCCGATGAACTACACTGAGATCCAGAACTGGCTTGCAAGTCGCTCGGGCGGAATGGCCTCTGGCACAGAGATGGGCCTGCACAACTTCAGCCTCTATGGCACCGATACTCGCGTCGGTATTCTCCAGCGCTTCTGTCGTAAGAACAACGACGGTCGTTGGCAGACAATCCGCAAGGTCGAGGCTCCTTTCACTCCTGTTCGTTACGGCATGGGTGACACCGCCGAAGGCCAGACTGTAATCTTCTGGTAAGATTTGCTCGCCGTGACACCGGGTATCTCGCACGGCTTCTGAGGAAGTATTATGCTCCGTCGCGCGGTAAGGGCCTGTTCCTGAGTCCGCAATACCTTTAACAGTTAGGGGAAAAAGCGCTGAGCAACTGTGGGCCTCCATACTAACAGGGTATGGAGGCCCTATTTATTTCTGAGGACAAAACATGAAAGAAATAGACAGGTCTAAGCTTCTAGATTTCTCAGACACTCCCGTTATCATAAAGATTGTCAATGCAAAGAAAAGCAACAAGCCAAAGATCTTTGTCAATAGTGTTCTCTGGCCAAGCAACGAATACTTCCTTTTTGAGTATGGTGTCAATAGTTATCCTACAGCATTTGGAACAAAGTATGAACATAGTGGGTCAGATCATGTGACGCTTGGTCTTGATGGTGTGTTTTTCAAGTTCCGTATAGCAGGATACCAATACGAAGAGTAGTCTAAAACCTATTTGCAAAGAGGCAGAGATCATAATGATAGACGAGAACGCACCAAAAAGAAATCGTAAGGACATTGTAGTCCCACGCACATTTATGACACCTGCATACTTTGAGGAGATGGAAAAGGGATTGTTTGGTCTTTTCCGCGATGTCACCGTTGAGACTGATGAAAGAGGCGAAGATGGTCAGTTCCTGCGCGAGAAGTGGGGCAAGCGTATTGGTCCAGTCTATACTTGCAAAGAGGTGGGCGAAGGTGACGAGCCAGACTTCACCACGAGCAGAGCAGACGGAACAGTGCTGCTATTGAAAAAGATCTCTGGTCCAACGGGCACCTAAATGATCAAGAACGCTACCTACGTTATGCGTAAGGATCCAGCGTTGTGTCACCACCATGAGATCGGGAAGTCTGCTAAGATAGAGACTGTGTCTGTGCCAGAACTCAACATGGAACAGTTGGTCCTTCGCGTCAAAGTATTCTGCAAGTCTTGCAAGGAACCATTCGTTATCAAGACAATGGCAGATGGCTTCAGCACAAGTGAGATAGGCCTTGTTGGAGATGAGTTGTTTATACCCCTTGAGACACCACAGCAATACGATTTGGGTGTATCTGACGATGAGCTGCTCACTTCAGAGATGACAGATGAAGGGCCGCCGCCGAAGTCACACCTCCACTGAGTAGAAATGTTTTTATTTACTCCTGCTCTCTTTTTTCATTATTTACACTAAAGTCTTCCTGAATAAAGTGCGCACACTACACAAAAAGAGTGTGGACGGAGTAGTATCTTCTCGTTGGAGAAAGTAGTATAGTAAAAGAAGTAAGGAATGCGGATGTTATGGGGTTGT